CAATCCGATTGACATCGAGATTCTTGGTAAGGATGGTCGCGCCGCGATTCTTCGCGAAGTGGCTAAAGGGTTGCAAATGCCTGTGGAGGATGTTGTCCCATCTCGGGAGAAAGCTGAATTTCAGGGTCGGATACAAGCAAAGGCTATGCTTGCTGCTGAACAGCAGCAACAAGCGGCTGGTACTCCGGCGTTGCCTGACGGCTCGCCCAAAGGTGGGATGGAAGCCAACACAGTTCAAAGCCGCGCTAGTGGGAGGGCAGCATGATCAAGCCTGAGCCACAAGTGATTAAGGCTCTTGGTATTGCTATTCGCCAGCACCCAGAACTTCTGGAATGGTTGGAAGGATGGTATCGCCACGAGTTGGAATCACTACCAAACGCGGTTAATCAACCGGCAGTGTATCAGGGGCGCTGTCAGGTGTTGGGTGAAATTTATAATTTCGCCAAAGATTCTCCTGCATTAGCGGCAAAGTTATGATGAAACTCGCCGTTTTCTTTAATCACGCACACCGATAGGAGCGTTCAACATGGCACTTCCAGAGCAGATTCGCAAACAGACCGAGGCAGTTCAGGAGTTGTATAAACAACTCAACGGCGACAACAACACAGGCGAGGCAACCCCTCCAGCCAATGGCACTGTTACGCCCGACAGTTCTTCTACAACATCACAACGAGCCGACGAGAACTCTGTGTCGAACGATGCTGCCGCATCTTCGGTATCCGAGCAAAAAACCGAAGGTGGAAATGTGCCGGAAGATGATCCCAATTCTGAGACTTATGCTCAGAAGTGGCGCACCCTTCAAGGTATGTACAACGCTGAAGTTCCCCGTTTGCACCATCAAACTCGTGAACAAGCACAGCGTCTTGCCCAGATGGAACAGTTGTTAGCTACGCTTTCAGCACAACAGTCGGCTTCCCAGCAGCCCCAATCTTCTACTGAGAAACTTGTTTCTGAGAAAGATGTTGAGGAATACGGAGAGTCGCTGGATGTTATGCGTAAGGTTTCCCGCGAGGAGTTAGTCCCCGTGGCACAGCGCCTTGCGCAGCTTGAAAACCTACTTCGGCAAATGCAGACTAATGTGATTCCGCAGGTTCAAGCGGTTGCACATAAGCAGGCTATGAATACCGAACAACAGTTCTGGGCTGATCTAACTGGGATGATCCCCAATTGGCGACAAGTCAACGATAGCGATGCGTTCCAAACATGGCTTCTTGAGATTGATCCGCTGACTGGCATTACCCGTCAGACTTACTTAGAAGATGCTCAGCGTGCATTAGATGCCCGCAGAGTTGGTGCATTTTTCCGTACTTGGCTGGAGTCCACTGGACAAGCCGTAGTTGCTCAATCCACTGGTCGCGCTTCAGGTTCTGAGTTAGAACGTCAGGTTGCACCCGGTCGCTCAAAGAGTACCGGAACCCCGACAGCTAACAAAGGCAAGACGTATTCCCCGGACGACATCAAGGCTTTCTTTAATGATGTTCGCTCAGGTAAGTACAAAGGCCGAGAGCAAGAACGTGACCGAATCGAACGCGATATCTTCGCTGCACAGCGAGAAAATCGCATTTCCGTTAACGCTTGATTAGAGGAGTTTTATCATGGGATTTCCCGTAGCCGGAGGCCGCCCGAATTACAGCGGCAACTTTATCCCCGAGATTTGGTCGGGCAAACTGATTGAGAACTTCTATGACGCTACCGTCTTAGCAGCTATCTCGAACACCGATTATGAAGGTGAGATTCGTCAGATGGGTGACACGGTTAATATCCGTACCACTCCTGAAATCACCATCAAGACCTATGTTAAGGGCCAAACCCTTCAGGTCGAAAATCCGGACAAACCAAAACTGCAACTCGTTATCGACAAGGGCGAGTACTTTGCCTGTATCGAGGACGATGTGGATAAGGTTCAGTCCGACATCGCTCTGATGGACACTTGGTCAAAAGACGCTTCTGAGCGTATGAAGATCAAGATCGACCAGCGCGTTCTTACCGATATCCTGCCCGGCATTTCCGCTTTGAACAAAGGCGCGAACGCAGGCCGTATCACCGGTAACTTCGACCTTGGCACCACTGGTTCTCCCTTAGTCGTTACCAAAGACGGCGCATCGACGACCACCCCGGTTGTTGATTTGCTCGTTGACATGGGCACGGTTCTGGATGAGGCTAACTGTCCTGAGCAGGATCGCTTTGTTGTGATCCCCGCTAAGATGGCTGGTTTGATCAAGAAGTCTGAACTCAAAGACGCGTCACTGTCTGGTGATACCACCTCCATTCTCCGTAACGGTCGCCTCGGTATGATTGACCGCTTCACGGTTTATGTGAGCCACAACCTGAACAATGCTTCTGGCAAGTTCAGCGTGGTTGCCGGTCACAAGATGGGCTTCACGTTTGCATCGCAGATGACGAACATGGAAACCATCCGCTCTGAGTCTACCTTCGGTAACATTATTCGTGGCCTGCAAGTTTATGGCTACCAAGTAGTGAAGCCTGAAGCTCTTGCTCAAGCAGTGATCTCGTTCTCGTAATTTATCGGGGGGTTAATACCCCCCGATTTCGTTCACACTTTTCTAGGAGATTGAAATGGCTATTCGTACTGAAGCCCTTGGTTATAACCAAGGCGTAGCTGCGTACCCTGCTAAGGGGCTTGATCGCACTACTTTGATGGAAGTCACGCTGGACTTTGCAAAAATTACCGCTGCTCGTACTGCTGCTGGTGCTACTGCTGTTGGCGCTGGTGATGGTGTACCTGCTCTGGCAATTCCCGCAAAGTCATTGGTACTGCGTGTTGGTGCTGATGTTACTACCGCTGAGGGTGGCACGCTGACCCTTGATGTTGGTGACGGCGACGACACTGACGGCTACCTTGACGGCGTAAACGGCAACACTGTTGCTTCTTACGCTTCGGCTCTGGCTCTGGCAGAGGGTGCTCCCAATACGCTGGTTGGTTACGGCGCTGGTAAGTATTACTCTGCTGCTGACACCATTGACCTGATTACAGTTAACGCAGCCGATGCTGCCGTTATCCGTGTCTGGGCTTTGGTTGTTGATTGCTCATGATGTAAGTAGGGTAGGGGCTTCGGCCCCTCCCTGTTCGGGAGAATAAGATGCCAGTAACTCTAACAGGCTCGACGATTGCCACAACGTACGGGCAGATTTTGCATATTGACGGTGGGCCAGAGGCTACCGAAAAAGTTGTTTATAGCGGCACTGGCGTTGCTACCGCCCTAAAGGTTGGTGTGGGTTCTGTATCTGTTGAAAACATTCAGTTCAACGAAAACACCATTACAACTCTAAACACTAACGGTAACCTCATACTGTCTCCAAATGGCACTGGCTCTGTTGTAATTTCAAAGGCATCTTTTTCTGATCCCTCGCAAACACGGATTAACCTTGGCCTTGGAACAATCGCAACTCAGAATGCGAACGATGTAGCTATTACGGGGGGTGCCATCTCTGGTGTATCACTTTCCGGAACCTTCACGGGATTAACGTCAATCTCGGCAACTACCCTGACGGGTACGACTACTAATGGCGGCAACCTTCGCCTTGCCAGTAATACTCTTTCAAGTACTGACACCAATGGTGATATCACCCTTGCGCCTAATGGCACCGGTAGGGTAGTTACCTCAGTTCTTTCGGCAACATCACCACGCATCATTACCGGTATCAATGATACAAACGGCAATGAACTGGTTAAAGTTACGGCTGTTGCGGATGCGGTTAACGAAATTACAGTTGCTAATGCGCCAACTGCTAGTGGCCCGGTAATTTCTACTACTGGCAGTGACACAGACATTGACCTAAACCTAACACCTAAAGGTGCCGGAGAAGTTAATGTCACTAATATTGATGTGATAAGCGGTAAGGTTCCGTTTAACACCATTACCAATCGTGCTTATGCGTCTTTCTACGATGCAAGTACAACTGATCAAACGGGCAGTGCAACAGATCGCACTGCGGTTAAGTGGGCTACTGCCGCAGTTGCTGGGCTTGGCGTAACAGTTGCAAGTAATAGTCGGATTACAGTGGCCGCCGCAGGTACTTATAGGTTTAACATCAGCCTTCAGTTTTCTAACGCAGAGAATACTGACCATGATGTCACTGTTTGGTTTGCTAAAAACGGTACTAACATTGCTGCTACTGCTGGAAAAATTACAGTGCCAAAATCATCCGATGGTGGAACTGCTTTGTTTGCATGTGAGATTTTTGAAGTTTTAGCTGCTAATGATTATGTCGAAGCGTATTGGTATCCAGAAGATACCGATGTCACGTTAAAGTACCAAGCTGCTGTTACAGCTAATCCCGGTGTAACTCCCGCTATTCCAGTAATACCTCCTGCAATCGTTGTAGTTGAAAGGGTCGCATAATGGCTACCAAACCCGCCAAAAAATCTGAGATGGCTTGTAACAAGCCACAGAAAACAGCCGGGCACCCTACCAAGTCGCACGTTGTTAAAGCGTGTTATGACGGTAAAGAAAAGATTATTCGTTTTGGTGAGCAGGGTGCTAAGACAGCGGGTGCGCCTAAGTCGGGTGAGTCTTCAACAATGACTAAAAAACGTGCGTCGTTTAAAGCACGACATTCTAAGAACATTGCTAAAGGGCCATCTAGTGCTGCGTACTGGGCTGATAAGGTGAAATGGTAATGGAAATCTGGAACAAACCCCGCCCTAAGTCTTTAGGTAAGCCTAAGCCTCTAACTCCTGAGCAAAAGTCCAAAGCAAAGGCTGCGGCAAAGAAAGCCGGGCGTAGATACCCAAATTTAGTTGACAATATGCGTGCTGCGAAAGGTAAATGAAATGCGATATCTGAAGAACAAGAACGACGGATTTATCTATGAGTGGAACGAAATCTTGGCAGATAACCCTCTATGTGAGGAAATCTCTGAACAAGAAGCGTTTCCGGAGAAGTTTGTTCCTAAGACGCAAAAGGGCCGTAAAGCAGCTTTGAGCCTCGAAACTACTGACATTCCTGAGGCACCGCAGTATACTCCCCCCGAATTGGCTGAAGAAGCCGCACGAGGACTGCCAACATGACACCTTCAGCAATAATCGCGGATGCCCGTATCCTTATCCAAGATACACGCTCGCCCCAGCGGTACAGCGATTCCGCGTTATTGTCGTTCGTAAACCAAACGATTCGTCGGATGGTGATGTTGCGCCCCGATCTATTTATAACGGTCGGGGATATTACCCCGGCTGCCAATGTCTCTGAGCAGTTACTGCCTTCCACCGCTATTAGGCTTGTCGAGATATTCCGGGTAAAGAATGGTGCGGCTATTGAGGAGGTTGACCGGGATGTGTTTGACCGGGCTTACCCTCAGTGGACGACGGATACCGCAGGAACGCCTACGAAATATATCCGCCACCCGCGTAACCCCCGTGGTTATTTTCTTTACCCTCGCCCCACTAACAGCATAGTTCTCGTTGGTGAGTATGTTGATACGCCTCCTACCTATGCAATCGGAGACACGATTAGTGTTTTACCAGCAGCATACTACCCGGCAATAGTAGACGGGACTGTATATTTAGCTGAGTCTATCGACAACGAACATGTTAATGCAAACCGGGCTAAGTTGTTCTATGATTCATTTACGCAGTCGCTGGGTGTCGCGTTGCAGTCGCGTGACTTGATTGATAACGAAACAGGTGGTGCCCGTATGCAACAAGGAACTAGCAGATGACACCGGCAAACGTAATCGACAGCGTACGCCGCATCTTGCAGGATGCTAGTTTCCTGCGGACTCCGGATACATACAGCGCCGCCACGCTGCTTATTTTTGTTAATGACACTATTAAGCGCATGGTTATGCTGCGGCCGGACTTGTTCTCTATTTCCGCCACAATCTCCACTACGGCTAATGCTGCACTGCAAACAATGCCTGCCGACTCGTTCCGGCTACTGGATATTTTCCAAGTAACCAACGGCAACACACTAGAAGAAGTTGATCGTAGTCAGTTCAACCGGACAAATATTAACTGGGCGGCCGAGCCTGCCGGTACCCCAGTCAAGTTTATGCGGCACCCCCGCAGCCCTAACAAGTATTTCCTCTACCCCCGCCCGACCACCGGTGTCACTTTGTTAGCTGAGTATGTAAAGATTCAGCCCACCTACGCGCTTAACGACACCATTGCTGGGCTGCCGGACGACTATCTCCCCGCTCTGGCGGACGGCACGGTGTATACGGTGCTTACGGTTGAGAACGCCGAAAACAGTAGTCAGATTGGTTTGGCTCGTGCCAAGATGTTTTTAGAGTCATTTACGCAATCTCTTGGGGTGTCATTGCAGGCAAGAACCTTAATTGACGTGGAGACTGGTGGTTCCGCACCTACCCAAAGGACACCTAATGACACCCAATGACATCATCGTTGAGGCTAAACGACTCGCACAGGACAACGAACTCTTTCGGAATTCTGATACATATAGTGCCGCCACAATGCTGGGTTTTGTAAACCAGATACTGCGGCAGACATCTGTATTGCGCCCGGATTTATTTACCCGGATAGCTGATATAGCCACAACACCCAATGTGGTTGAGCAGTCTATGCCTACCGATTCGATTCGGCTGGTCAATATTCTGGGTGTAAAGAACGGCGGTGCGATTACCGAGGTATCCCGTGAGATGCTTGACCGATCGTACCCCCAGTGGCGTACTGATCCTGCGGGGCCGCCGATCAACTATATGCGGCATGTGGTCAACCCCAACCGCTACTTTCTGTATCCTCGACCGGCTGCGAATACGGTGTTGACCGGTGAGTATGCTCAATCGCCCCCGGCTTACACCCTTAACCAGACTATTGCACTTCTTCCCGATGCGTTTCAGGCGGCTATGGTCGCCGGTGTAGTCATGTTAATTGCGGGAATTGAGAACAAATCGCAGGTAAATGCACGCTTTACCCAGTTCCAAGAGGTATACTCCCAGACATTGGGGGTTAATCTCCAGTCTAGGACTATCACGGATACCCGAGCCGCTGGTATCGAACCTAATCAGGTGATCTAATGGCTGATCGAACCTTTGCCTCTCTTGCTAATCGGGTCAGCCCCAGTGTTCCGGGCTGTCCTACCCCCACCATCATCCAATACGTCAGGGATGCGGCTGTACGGGCTTGTGAGCGGTCTTTAGCGTGGCGGTATCAGGTTCCGACGTTTTAACCTCTCTCCGGGCGTATACGAGTATTACTACAACACCCCGACCGGCACTGATGTCCATGTTGTTTTTGGTGCGCTTCTTAATGATCGCCCGATGGAACGCCTTACTTTGGAGCAGGCGATGCAAGCCTACCCCCACGTGGGCTGATATTTACAGCGGGTTGTCGGCTGTTGAACTTTGGAGTCTGGTCGATCCGAACGCATTTAACAGCGACGAGTACAACGAAACCCCGTTTGCAGGGAATCCAAATACGGCTGTGCCTGATGAGGCAGTAGCGGATGGCGGTGAGCCAACTGTTTTTTGTCAGGTTACTCCAGATAAGTATATTGTCCTGCCCCTGCCTGATAAGGCTAAAGAATACGAAATGCGCATGATCGTGGCCCTAAAGCCAAAGCGCACGGCTTCTGGGATGGACGAGGTTATTTTTAGCGAACTTGAAGATGTCATCCTTCATGGTGCATTGCAACATCTTTTAGTTCTTCCAAATACAAACTGGTCAGACCGGGAGCTTGCGTCGTATCATGCGAGACAGTACCTGTTCCATGTGAATGAACGCCGCGCCCGCGCTAACCTCGGCAACATGCGCGGAACGCTTCGGGCGCAAATGCAACCGTTTTAGGGGCACGCTATGGCTGTTCAATTAAAAAATAATGTCACGGGTTTTATAGCCAGTGGGATTTCTTCCACTACAACTTCTATTGTTCTTCAAACAGGGCAGGGTGCTTCGTTTCCTTCTCTTAACCCGGTGCAGTATTTTTACGCCACACTGGTTGATGCAGCGGGTAATCTTGAGATTGTTAAGGCTACCGCTCGTGCGGGCGATACACTGACTGTTGTTCGTGGGCAAGATGGTACGGCCGCTCGTGCGTTCCCTGCGCTGTCACGGATTGAGTTGCGGGTTAACGCTGGCACGATTTATGAAGTCATCGACGCGTCAATTAGCAGCACCCCGCTGGTTATTTCTAACATTGCTTCAGTTATCCGCGTTGCCGAAGATATTGACAATGTTAATGCCGTTGCTGAGAACCTCGAAGATATTCAAGACGTAGCTGACAATGCGTTTAACATAAACCTTGTCTCTAATAATATGCCCAATGTTGTTGCTGTTGGGTCTAATATTGATAAGGTTATTGCAGTTGCGGACAACGAAACTAATATCAATTTAGTTGCGAACAATGAAGAAAATATCGACATTGTTGCTGAGAATATTGAAAATGTAGCCGTTGTTGGTACTTTTATTACCGATGTTCGCACGGTCGCTGATGATCTTAACGAGCCAATTTCTGAAATTCAAACTGTCGCAGACAACATTGCGATTATTGATGTTGTTGGGCAGAGTATCGACAACGTAAATGCCGTTGGAAATAACATAGTCGATGTTATTACTGTTGCTGATGATTTGACTGGCGCTAATAACATTGGGACGGTTGCCGACAATATTGATAATGTTAATGCGGTTGGTAACAATATTGTAAAAGTTGTTGCTGTTGCCGATAACGAAACAAATATCAATGCCGTTGCCGATAACGAAACAAACATCAATACAGTTGCCACTAACATCGCTAATGTTAATACGGTTGCTACTAACATTGATAATGTTAATACAGTTGCTGGTATTGCTGGCGATATAGAAATTGTTGCCGACAATGTTATAGACGTTACAAACTTTGCTGATGTTTACCTCGGCCCGCGCTCAAGTGCTCCATCTACAAGAACAGATGGCGACCCCTTGGTCGCAGGCGATCTTTACTTCAATACTTCTGACACTAATCTTTATATCTGGTCTGGCGCATCTTGGCTTTTGGCATCTTCTCGCCAAGTGGCACAAACCTTTTATGTCACCAAAGATGGTAACGATTTAAATATCGGCACCACCCTTGGCGCTCCATTGGCTACGGTTGGTGCTGCGGTTACAAAAATGCTGGCTCTGGCCCCGCTGCAATGTGTGACCATCGTTCATCCCGGCGAGTATGAAGTTGATCCTGATACTGTGGTTCCTGCTAATTGCGCATTGTATGGATACGATGTGCGCGTGACCACGCTCAAGCTGCCGTCAGGCCAAGAGCAGAACAACATGTTCCAGTTGTCCAACGGTTGTAAGGTTCGAGGATTCACATTCTCAGGCTTGCAGCATGAGGCAGCACCGAACTACGCCAGCACATCTCTTGGTCTTGCAGCAGTAGCAGAGACGGAATACTTCACAGTTGGTACTCAGCTATACAAAAAGGTTGAGGGTTTTGCGGAAGAAGTAACTTACGATTACCCGCCTAAGAAGGGTTTTGCGTTTGTCTTTAAACCCGGCGAAGTTTTGACCCGTTCACCTTACATCGCAGACTGCTCGCAGCTACATAATTTTAGCCAGACACAGATGCGGCTTCCGATTGACCGGGAGGCTGGTAACCCTCTTATGCCCCGTGGCGGCGGTAACCTGCGGGCTGATGGTTCGGTTCTTTCCCCGTCTTCGCCGCTGCGTTCGGTGGTGGTCGATTCGTTTACGGCCATCAACCCCAATGGATATGGCTATTTGGTTACCCGCAATGCTCTGGTGCAGTTGGTATCGGTATTCACAAACTGGTCACGGTTTGCCATCTGGGCGCACGATGGCGGTCAGGTAACGGTATCAAACTCCAACATTACCTTTGGTGATTACAGCCTTGTCACTACCGGTTTTCGTAGAACCCCAAGGATTGAATCCGAGGGAAGCAATACGCTTGCTGTTTATACCTCACAGGCCACAGCAATACAGGCGGCAAGAACGACAATTATCAACACGATGTATTCGACACTTGCGTCTGAGTTTCCTGCGGTTGCCAGTTTTACGGCAGAGCAAGAAGCTTTTACTAAGCGTGATGCCGGTACATACCTTGATCTGATGTGCAACGATTTGAACTCGGCTCAGGATCGAGGTGCGCAGACTTTTGTTAAGGGTCTGTTTAACTGGAACGGTGGGTATGTATTTGATTCTTCCCTACTGGCAGCCTTTTTAAGAAGCTTTGATTTGCTGGTTGCGGGTATCAATGGGTTGGGAGCTTCTACGGCTGCGGCCATGCCGATGGTCAATTACCTAAATGGTCTGATTAAGACCAATCTTTCTACACCCCCACTAGTTGGTTTCCCATCGGTTGTCGAGTCTAACGGTCACCAGTTTAGTTATGCAGGAACGGGTGTTAACTATAACTCGTTGCCATTCTCGCAGCGCGGGACAGGTGAGACACCAGACCCAACATCAACATGGGTTGAGATTAACGGTGGCCGGGTATACGCAACATTTACCACCGAGCGCGGAGATAGTTATCTTGGAAAAGACATTCGTGTAGATTTTGAGAGAAATACCATCGAGGGCCAAGCATTTTCTCGCGGCGTTCAGAACATTACACTGCCGCTTATCATCGGATTAGGAGCATAAATTATGGCAACAATTATCACCCCACGCCCGCCGCTAAATTTATTTGAGGTAGTAAGGAAATCACTTACTTCTTCGTGGCAAAACTTATATGAGGTTCCTTTTTATGAGGTTCCTGCTAGTGGCCCAAACCCTGCGCGTACAATTGATGCCGCCGCCATCATCACAAACTTAATTGTTGCCAATCAATCAGCAACGACTATCAATGCTTCGGTTCGTATAGTTGACGCGCTAAACAACACATTCTTAGTTGCTAACGAGATTCCTGTCTTTGCAAATGATTTTGCAACATATAGCCTTGAGCGGTATGTATTAAAAAGTGGTGAGGCTATTCAGATACAGCTAAAAGCAGACCAGACCGGTTTTGCTCACATGAGCTTTGTGTTGAACCAGCGTGAAGAATTTACGGAGATCGCCCCATGAGCGGAGTTCGCTATAACTCAGGCCGTCAAAAATATCTTGGCCCCATCCTCACCAGCAAGTTCCCAATTGAGCTTGACCCGGTGCAGTACGAGGGTGCGTTGGTCTATGCTGAGGATGGTGCAATTTATTACTCTAACGGCGTTGACTGGGTTGTTCCTGTTGACCGAGTGGCTATTGCAAGACCTGTTGCCCAGCAACCTTCTACGGCGATTGAGCAGACCCAGCTTCGCTTAAACCCATACTTCAGCGCATTAGATATTGAGCAGACCGGCATTTACTTTGAGGTGAGCGCCACTAATGACTTTACAACTCCGTTATTTACCCGGACGGTTACTAGCAATTCAGCAACCCTATACCAAATTATCTACCCCGAAGACGGCCTTGATCCTGAAGATGTAATTTGGTGGAGAGCGCGATATATTGGTGGTACAGAGCAGTCGGCGTTTTCAGTACCCATTCAGCAGACTTACCCAAAGTTTATTACTGACCCAACACCGGTTACCCGTGAAGGTGCTACATCAGGCACGGTGACAATCACGCCATATGAGTCAGGCTTTGGTTTTAACTATGTTGAAACCGAATTTGAGTTTTATGACGAGACTGGTGTAACTCTTGTTGAATCTGCGACAACCATTCTTGGTGCATCAATCCAGATTCCTGCGACCCTCACCGAAGGTGAAACTTATCAATGGCGAGCAAGGTATGGCGGTCGTGTAGGTGCAGTAGGAGAGATAACTTACACCGAGTGGACTGAAAAACGGTCTGTATTAAACGGTGCGCGTAGTATGTTCTTGACCTACGATGTAACGCTTGCGCCTAGCAGAACCATTAACCTACCCCTTGGAAATCATTTACCTGCTGGCGGTGTTGTCAATGTGGTCGTAGACTGGGGTGATGGATCAACGAACACCTATACCACAGCAGGAACCAAGACCAAGACTTATGCTGCTGGTGTCGGCCCACTTGTTGAAGTGCGGATTACTGGAACGCTTACCCAATACGGTGGTGATGTAAACCAAACTGGCTTGGTGCGCGTAGATTCTGTCGGTTTTGGCCTTGGCCTTACATCGCTTCGCGGAGCCTTTAGAAACACCGGAGCAAATCTGGCTGTTATAACCACGCAATTCCCGCCAGAGGTCACAAATTTTTCAGAGATGTTTAGAGGTGCAACACCGGCTGCTGACATAACTGGCTTTGATATGAGCTATGCAACAGATATGTCTTATATGTTTGCGGGGTCGGGTATTAGTCAAAACCTAAACTCTTGGGACACTTCCAATGTCCAGAAAATGGAAGGTATTTTTCAAAACATGACCAGCGTTGGGCCAGATTGTGACCAATGGGATGTGGGCAGCGTTACCAATGTTTCTCTAGCAATTTCTGCTGTTAATTCAAACAATCTATTCAATAAAGAATTTAGCCTTGGTAATTGGGATAGTTTGACAAGTATGTATAGAATGTTTTTGGTATCAAACTCTATTGGTGCAACATACACACATTCATTTGATCAAGATATTGATTATTGGGATGTTTCTAATGTTACAGATATGTCAGAAATGTTTTATGCGTTTCAATCAAGCTCAGCAGGGGTAAATTTATCATTTAATAAACCGCTTAATTCATGGGATGTGTCAAATGTAACTAATATGACACGAATGTTTGCAAATATTGCAACTAACGCTGCTGGCTCAAGAACAATAAACAGACCATTTAACCAAGATATTTCTGGTTGGGATACTTCTAATGTAACAACAATGGAAGAGATGTTTGCAAGATATTGGACTGTCGGAACAATATCTGGAACAGTAGCATTCCAGCAGTCTCTTGCTGGGTGGGATGTATCAAGCTGCACTAATTTTACCGGAATGTTCAGAGGTGCTTCATACAACCAATCGCTTGCAAATTGGATTTTGTCTACCGATCCAACAAAAAACATAAACATGTCACTTATGTTTGCCGCATCCGCGTTTAATAATAGCTCATTAAATGCATGGGATACTGTTCGTGTTACAAATATGAGTGNTATGTTTAGCGGAAATACAGCTTTTAATCAAAATATAAATTCTTGGGATGTAAGCAATGTTACAAGCATGTCCAATATGTTTCTATCTGCAAATTCGTTTAACCAACAATTAAATAATTGGGATACTAGTAATGTAACAAATATGGCTCAAATGTTTGCTAACGCCCTTTCTTTTAACCAAGCAATTGGTACTTGGGATACAAGCAGCGTAACAAACATATCAGGAATGTTTAGGATTGTTTCTGGTTTAACAACAACAATACCGTTTAACCAATCAATCAATGATTGGGATGTATCAAATGTGACTGATATGAGTTTTATGTTTGCTGCTCTTG